GTTGACTCTAATGGTGATGTGTGGAAGGTTGATGAGTATGGCGATATGTCATACATGTGGGAGTTCCAATGATTGACCCCAAGTGTTTGAATGGGGAGATGGAGTATTTTTATTCGGCGGAGGACTATCTTCTGCCATGCTGTTGGTGTGGGGAGTTTGTAGCAAAACCAGAATCCAACGACCCAAAAATACAGTCTCTTATGACAAACAAACTATCTGAAGTTGATAGTGTGGAGCAAATTGTTGAGTCTAAAGAGTGGAAAGAATTTTATAAAAATTTGTTCATTGATCCTCCACAATTGTGTAAGGATTTTTGTGCTAAAGACTTTGTGAATAAGATCCGTGAAAAGTATTAATATTGATGCTACGGTTAGGTGTACATTACAGTGTCCTGCCTGTATAAGACAGACGTACTATAAGTATAACAATAAACCCATTCCTGGGACAGATATCTCCATAGAAAGTTTTGATAAGATCACTGATTACTTTGATCAAATATCCTTTTGTGGTAACATATCTGACCCAACAACACATCCAAACTTTTACAGATTGTTGAAAATGTGTGTGGACAAGTCAAAAAAGGTTGACATATCTCTGGCATCTTCACACAGATCTCTCGGTTGGTTCAAGCGTCATTTTTTGTTGACGAGAAATAACCCAGAGATCACATGGTTATTTGCTATTGATGGACTACCTAAAGATAGTCATAAGTATAGGATAGGGCAGGATGGTGAAAAATTGTTTAATGTTATGAAGACAGCATCCTCGATGGGATGTAATGTCGTGTGGAAGTATATCTTATTCAATTACAATGAGAACGATGTTGAGGAGGCAAAAAAACTAGCAGACTCTATCAATGTCCCAATGTCTATAATTAAATCTGTGCGGTGGGAGAGAGAAATGATCAAGTATCGACCTACCAACAAAGAAAATTATCTTACCAGAGATTTCTGGGAGAACTATAACTAATGGAATTCGAAGATCAATTCTTACTAGATCACTTACTCTTTACTGAAAGGGTATGTAGAACATGTGGTCAGAAGAAAGATCTATTGAACGATTTTTACAGGACAAAAAACGATAGAACTACACCATCAGCATACTCTTATGAGTGTAAAGGTTGTACAAAGAAAAGGGTAACAAGCAAGAGAAAGAAGAAACTACGGTCTGAGTGGGAGTATCCTGACTGGTAGGGTTCACGCACTATTCACCCCATTAAAACATCCCTTTTTCTAAATAGTTTTAGTCTAAACGGGTAATGCGGGAGTTAGGATGGCACTACGTTTATCGTCCCCAGGTATTAGTGTAAGAGAGGTTGATCTAACCCGTGGCGGGGTAAACGCTTCTATCAACGTCGCCGCTGGTATTGCTGGTCCTTTTAAACAGGGACCTGTTAATGAAGTAACCAGAATCACTAGTGAAAAGCAACTAGTCGAAGTATTTGGTGGTCCTGGGGCAGGAACCACTGATTATCACTACGAAACGTGGTATGCTGCTTCGAACTTCCTAGGTTATGGTGGTCAACTAGAAGTTGTCAGAGCAGGCGGTGCCGAGCTCGTCAACGCCAACGCTGCTGTTGGTGTTTCTTCTGTTGCTGGTCTAACCATTGAGAACCTAGATCACTACAACAACAATTTTTCAGGCATCACAACCGCCTACTGGATCGCCAAGAACCCTGGTTTCTGGGGTGACGGTCTAAAGGTTTGCGTTATTGACAACGCTGCTGACCAAAGAATTACAGGTGTTAACACCGCAGGTGCTTTCCCTGCTATCGGTGGCGGTGCTATCGGTACTAAGGGCATTGTCGTCGGTATGGCGGTAACCCAGAAACTAGGTGGTACAAACATCGGTATCGGTACAACCGGAACACCTGGTGTAAACGATCACCTCAAGGGTATCATCACCAAGGTTGGTGCTGGTTTCATCGACGTTAAGGTTACCTCGGTTGTAGTTGCTGGTCTAGAGACCGCAAGAAACTACCAAGAAGGTTCTCAACTAGAGTTTAAGACAGGTTCTGCCATCGGCATTTCTTCTGTCGGTAACCCACTAGGTTTCACCACAACATCTCACGTTCCTTCTGACTGGTACAGTCAGCAGAATGCTCTAACCTCTGTTGCTGACGGTGGCGAAGATAACGTCACTATCGCTTGGAGATCTCTACTACCAAAACCAGGCACAAATGGTTACGTAGCAGAAAGAGGTGGTTCTAACGATGGTCTAAACGTTGTCGTTATCGACACCGACGGTGATGTATCGGGTACTCCTAACAGCATTCTTGAGAAGCACGGTAACCTATCCAAGGCATCGGATGCTGAAGTAAGTCCTAACAAGGCAGTTTACTACAGAGATTATCTTGCTGAGAACTCTGAGTACGTATTCGCTGGCATCTCGCTAGTAAATGCTGCTGATACTTTCCGCAACACACAACCTCTAGCAAACGGATTCAGCACTGGAGTTACTCCTGTCGCTGCTGCCGCTGGTGCCTGGGGACAGGAAGCAAGAAACGTTAACTTTAACTCTCTTGGTGCTGCTTCTTACAGACTATCTGGTGGTAAGGACTACAGAGGAACAATCGGTCAGTACGATGCTCACCTCGGTGACGTTCTAACCAGTTACGAAAAACTCGCTGATCCTGTCAACGCTGACATCCGCTTCCTACTACAAGGTTCTGCCTTTAAGAGTAAGGAAGAAGAGCAAGCGAAGGCACAGAAACTAATCAGCATCTGTGAAGCACGTAAGGATTGTGTTACAACGATCTCTCCAAACAGAAGTGCTACCGTAGGCGTAACTAACGCAGCAACTCAACTTAAGAACGTACTTGAGTTCTTTGCTCCACTAAGTTCTTCCTCCTACGCCATCTTCGATAGTGGTTACCAGTACACTTACGATCGCTTTAACAAGCGTTTCAACTACGTACCACTTTCCAACGATATCGCTGGTCTAATGGTAAGAACTGATATCAATCAGTTCCCATGGTTCTCTCCTGCTGGTACCACTCGTGGTGCTCTAGCAAACGCTGTAAAACTTGCTTTCAATCCTGGTCAGGACGCAAGAGACAGACTCTACAGCAGCAGAATCAACCCAGTAATCACATCACCTGGTTCGGGCACAGTCCTCTTCGGTGATAAGACTGGTCTTGCTTACGAAAGCGCCTTTGATCGTATCAACGTTCGCCGCCTATTCATCACCATTGAGAAGGCAATCGAGAACGCTGCTAACGCTCAACTCTTCGAATTCAACGATGCTGGTACAAGAACCAACTTCGTGAACATCGTAGAACCTTTCCTACGCGACGTTCAGGCAAAGCGTGGTATCTCGGACTTCCTACTTGTTTGTGACGATACCAACAACACCCCAGATGTTATTGACCGCAATGAGTTTGTAGCGGACATCTTTGTAAAACCAGCAAGATCGATTAACTTCATCGGTCTAACGTTTGTTGCTACACGCACAGGCGTATCTTTCTCAGAAGTCGTCGGCACAGTTTGATCAGGAGGTAACTACTAATGCCATTAAACCGTAACATTCCACCCATCGGTGATCGCACTATCGACGATTTTAAGAGTCGTCTAGTACAAGGGGGCGCTCGCCCCAATCTGTTCGAAGTTGAGTTTAACTTCCCAACAGCGATCAAAGAACAACTCTCTGTTTCTACAGTAGAAGAGGATCTTAAGTTCCGCATGATGATCAAGGGGGCACAGCTCCCTTCTTCTAACATCGCTGAGGTTGTAGTTCCTTTCCGTGGACGCCAACTCAAAGTTGCTGGTGACAGACGCTTTGATCCTTGGACAATCACTGTCATGAACGACGGTGACTTTAACATCCGCGATGCTTTTGAGAAGTGGTCTAACTTCATCATCAAAGTATCTGATGGTTCTGGTACAATCAACCCTGCCGATTATCAGGCAGATTGGGTTGTTCACCAACTAGGTCGTGGTGCCGGTGATCTAATGACACCTGGCGAACAGAACACCAACCAACTTCCAGTTCTTCGTTCTTACAGAATGAAGGGATGTTGGCCAAGTGCTATCAGTGGTATCGAACTTTCTTACGATTCTGCTGATACTATTGAGGAGTTCCAGGCAACCATGCAGGTCCAGTACTGGGAAGCATTCGATAAGGATGCTCAGGACGCCATCGTCTGATTACCTAAATAGACGAAAAGACCGTATGTAATGGCGAAACTTTTTGGATTCTCTATTGATGATGAGGAACAGAAGTCAAAAGGTGTAGTCAGTCCTGTCACTCCTAACGACGAGGACGGTTCTGATTACTACCTTTCTTCTGGTTTCTACGGTCAGTATGTTGACATCGAAGGTGTCTTCAAGACTGAATTTGACATTATCAAAAAGTATCGCAACATGGCGCTGCACCCCGAGTGTGACACCGCCGTTGAACATGTTGTGAATGAGGCTATCGTTTCCGATCTTAACGATAGCCCTGTTGAAATTGATCTAGACAACCTTCAAACCAGTGCGAGTCTGAAGAAGGTTATTCGTAACGAGTTTAAGTATGTCAAAGACATGCTTGAGTTCGATAAAAAGTCACATGAAATTTTCCGCAACTGGTATGTTGACGGAAGAATTTTCTATCACAAAGTAATTGACCTTCAGAAACCCGAAGAAGGTCTAAAAGAAGTTCGTTATATTGATCCGCTCAAGATCAAATTGATGCGTATCAAACCTAAGGACGAGAAGAAAGCACTCGCTCCTATGGGAACAGACCTACAGAATCCTAGCAAAGGAAAGGATGCTGAAGTCGTAGAATTCTACACATATTATCCGCAGGGAACAGCACAGAAGTACGGTAGTCTACACGGAAAAGGTGTAAAAATTGCCAAAGATGCTATCTGTCATGTTACCTCTGGTCTTGTAGATCGTAACAAGCATATCGGATTGTCTTATCTACACAAGGCAATCAAAGCACTTAACCAGCTCCGCATGATTGAGGACTCGCTGGTTATCTACCGTATGTCTCGTGCGCCAGAACGTCGTATTTTCTACATTGA